AGAACTTGTCAATAATGATGGTTATGAGAATGTCTATCTCGAACTTCCCAAACTTGACCTAAAAAAAGTGATCGTTCCGAATGTTGAGATTCATTCTCGGTGTAAAGAGTCTTGGGATGAATTTCTCGAAAGTAATGGATATATCCATGAGAATATTTTTGGTGAGATTGATCGACAGTATTCTGAATTCAAGCGTTCTGCTCAGAAGGAAGTAAACTATCTCGTCAAAGAGTTTGAGTGTCGTAAGGCAGCAGATTCCTATGCCCGTGCTACCACTTCTCGCACTGGTGTTCTAGACTGTTCCAAACTTCATACTTACAAGTATAATGAAGATATTTTTAGGAAGGTTACGACTCTTGCTGACGGTAAGAATCACGGTTTGGTGTTCATTCTGGACTGGTCTGGTTCTATGTCTAATGTCATGACTGATACTATCAAACAACTCTTCAACCTTGTGTGGTTTTGTAAGAAAGTTGCAATTCCTTTTGAAGTTTATGCCTTTACAACTGATTATCCTTTGGTAAAATATGGTGATGATGGTAAGGCAAGTATTCGTGAACTTTCTTATAAAAAGAAAGATGGTCTTATTCAGGTTGGTGAATGGTTTTCTCTGATGAACCTTCTCACCAGTAAAGTGAATGGTAAAACTTTAGAAGATCAGATGAAGAACATCTTCCGTCTTGCTGCTTGTTTTCGTTATAATTCTCACTGTTATTATAATATTCCTCTTGGTATGAGTCTTTCGGGCACTCCTTTGAATGAGTCTTTGATTGCCCTACATCAAATTCTTCCTCAGTTCCAGAAAGAAAACAAACTTCAAAAGGTTCAGTGTGTGATTTTGACTGATGGTGAAGGATCACTTCTCAAATATCATCGTGAAGTTCAACGTGGATGGGAATCTGAACCTTATCTTGGAACTGCACACATTGGTCCTAATTCCTTTATTCGTGATCGTAAAACTGGAATGACTTATTCTTGTGATTGTGCGAGTAATGATTTTACTGATATTCTTCTACGTAATTTGAGGGATAGGTTTACTGATATCAATTTTATTGGTATTCGGGTTCTTGAATCTCGTGATGCTGGTGCTTTTATTCGGCATTATTATGGATACTTTGGAGATGAGTATGAGAAAGTAATGAATGCTTGGAAAAAAGAAAAGGCATTTACCATTAAAAAATCTGGTTATCATTCTTACTTTGGTCTTTCTGCAGCAACTCTTTCACAAGAATCTGAGTTTGAGGTTGCTGATGATGCCACAAAGGCACAGATCAAATCTGCTTTTGTTAAGAGTTTGAAGACCAAAAAAATGAACAAGCGCATCCTTGGTGAATTTGTTGAATTGGTTGCCTGATCCACTTTCCAAACTGTCACAAGGGGCACTTGGTTGCCCCCCTTCTGCCACTATAATATGAGAGTTCAAATGAAACACCCATCAAATCAAACCATGCCTCGTAAAATTTCTGTGACTGACGAACAACTGATCGAATCGCTCAAGACTCTTTATGGAACTGAATTGTCTGCAGGCGATATTCGTGGATTCTGTGCTTCTCGCAATCTCAGTTATCCTACCGTAACTCGTCGTTTGGATCCTTTTAAGACTAATCGAGGTCGTTGGAATCTGGAAGTCACTCAAGAACGTGTCGAAGAAATTGAACGTTCTTATCAAGCACCTGCTGCTCTTCCTTCTATCGAACAAAATCTTATCCCTGACAAAGATGATACCTTCGTCAAGTTTGGTAATTTTAGCGATATCAAAAAAATTATTCAGTCCAATCTCTTCTACCCTACGTTCATTACGGGTTTGTCGGGTAATGGTAAAACGTTCTCGGTGGAGCAAGCGTGTGCCCAACTCAAACGAGAACTGATCCGTGTGAATATCACGATCGAGACTGATGAGGATGATCTGATTGGCGGTTTCCGTCTGGTGAATGGCGAAACTGTATGGCACAATGGTCCTGTGATTGAAGCACTTGAGCGTGGTGCGATTCTTCTTCTGGATGAGATTGACCTTGCTTCCAATAAGATTTTGTGTCTGCAATCTGTTCTTGAAGGCAAAGGTATTTTCCTGAAAAAGATTGGACGTTATGTAAAACCTGCTGATGGTTTTAATGTATTTGCTACCGCTAACACTAAAGGTAAGGGTTCTGATGACGGTCGATTCATTGGCACTAATGTTCTCAATGAAGCATTCCTTGAGCGTTTTCCTGTGACCTTTGAGCAGTCCTATCCTGCCCCTGCGACCGAGCAGAAGATCCTTGAAGGTATCGCTCTGGATCTTGGTGTGGAAGACCGCGACTTCTGCAAGCGCCTTGTGGACTGGGCAGACATCATCCGCAAGACCTTCTACGACGGTGGTATTGAAGAAATCATCAGCACTCGCCGCCTTGTTCATATCATTCGTGCTTACAGCATCTTTGGCAACAAAGCAAAGGCAATTGATGTTTGCACTGCCCGATTTGATGATGAAACTAAGACTGCTTTTATCGAACTTTACGATAAGGTAGATGCTGATTTCCAAATGCCTTCTACTGGTCCTGAAATGACTGTAGAATACGTTGACCAACCCGCTCCTTTCTGATATAATTGGGGAAGGTAAAAATATGCCTTCCCTCTTTTTATGATTGAATCGGATTTTACTATTACTATGACTGAAAAAACAAATCATCTTTGGAAATATAATGAGGATAAGATCCTCAAGGACGTTGAGGATTATGTGACCAGCACTTATCATGGTCATTATTGTGGTGATGAATCTGGTTATGCTGATATTCAAACAATTGATCTGATGGCAGCAAAGAAACTGGCAGCAGGTTTTTGTCAGGCAAACATCCTTAAGTACGGAAGCCGTTATGGTGATAAGGATGGTCGCAACAAGCGTGACCTGATGAAAGTTATTCACTATGCTATGCTGCTGCTCCACTTTGATGGTCACTATTCCCGCAAAGATAATGGTCTGACAGAATTCCGTTGATTATGAAACTTCAAGATAAAACTATGAAACTCTCTGACAATACCCTTGCCCTTCTCAAGAACTTTGCTGGTATTAACAACTCCATTCTTGTGAAGCAGGGCAATCGTCTTCGTACTATTTCTGTGGCAAAGAATATTCTTGCTGAAGCAGAAATTACTGAAGAATTCCCCCGCGACTTTGCGATTTATGATCTCAACCAGTTTTTGAATGGTCTGAGTCTTCATCAAGATCCTGATCTTGATTTTGTTGAAGAGTCCTATCTCAGTATTAAAGAAGGAAAGCGCAGGGTGAAGTATTTCTTTGCTGATCCTAATGTAATCATTTCTCCTCCAGAAAAAGAGATCAAACTTCCATCTCAAGACGTTTGTTTTCAATTGGATAGCGTAACACTAGAAAAATTGCTCAAAGCAGCAGCAGTTTATCAACTTCCTGATTTTTCTGCTGTTGGTGAAGCAGGTGTAATTCGTTTGGTGGTTCGTGATAAGAAGAATGATACTTCTAATGAATATTCCATTGTTGTTGGGGAGACGGATCAGGAATTTATTTTTAATTTCAAAGTAGAAAATATTAAAATTATTCCTGGTGCCTATGACGTTGTTGTGTCACAAAAACTTCTGTCACAGTTTACGAATCCGAAGTATAATCTCTGCTATTATATTGCTCTAGAACCTGATTCGACTTTTGGTTGATGGAATTTTTACTTTATCTTTCTCCCGAAGGACAATCCATTTACAATATGGTGTCCAAAAAAATTCGGGTAGTTGAAAATACTCCAATTTGCCGACAATATGACATTTTTGGATTTTATAGTGCTCCTAAAAAAACTTTAACATTTTGTACTAGTAAAATAAAAACTTATAACAATATTGAGACTAATGTTCTCGAAACACTATTGCATGAATCTGTCCACGTGGCACAATCTTGTAAGGGAAATTTCAGAGATCTAGTTCCTTTTGGAATTAACTCTTCATCAATGTACTTGAATTCTAGAAGAGAAAGTGATCTAAAAAAAGTCATTGCTTTTGATTATAACTTGAAGCAAGTTGATCGAGAAGCATTTTGGATGGAAGATAAACCAGATAAAGTTAAGTACGTACTTAAAAAGTATTGTTTCTAAGGAAAACATTAAGATTATCAGTAAAAGAGCAAATACCATCAAATCTGATGGTACAATTGAAGAACACAAAGCAATCATTCGGTATATGATTGAACATCTGATGAGTTGAGGAACCTACCATCAATATATTCGTTACTTCTCCTTGGCCCGCCGAGAGTGCTATTTGCTTACCAGACAAACACATTGTCAAGATGCCACTAGAATGCTGTCAAATGCTTTCTATTGTGGCATCTGAAAAATGGGGTCATAACTATGGTCCTCTGTACAAGACTGACAACACTCCTTACAGAACTGAAAAGGGTGCGTTTCGTAATCATCCCTGTACTAAATGGGCAATGGATAGTATTCATAACGCATATTGGTTAATTAAACATGGAATGAATTTATGTGACGAGTATTCTGTTCGTTATAGTAAAACTCATTCATGCTATAATACGCTTTTGCAAGCATACTATCTTTTTCCAAAGGGTAAAATTACCGATGTTACGCCGTTTGCTAGAGCAATGCCCGACGAGTATAAACTTGACACAAGCATTGACACTTTTACTGCTTACAAGATGTATATCGCATCCAAACCTTGGGTTGCATCTAATTATCTTCGTATGCCAGAACGAAAACCTTCATGGATAAATTAAATTATGACTGAGCTTACACAAGAACAAAGACGAACAATTGAAGACGCATTCAATTCAATTCCAGAAGTAGCAAGAAAGGGAATGTATGGAACGATGGAGGGAATTGAAGAACAACTTGCTCGTGGAGATAAACTTATTTTTTATATGAGACCAAATGAATTTGGTGGTTTTAATATTGATAAAATGAAAGTGGGTGAGTGATTATCGTTTAGTTTTTTCTCTTAACCGAAAACAATCTGGATAGTTTGGACTATCAATTCTATACCTAACTCTTTTTTCAGTCCATCCAAGAATTTCCATTGCATCTTTAATACTTTCATATTCAACTCCATCAATACTTACTGGATTTGAATTTGATTTTTTAATTGCTTCGTGAAATTTTTGAGATTGTTTTTTACCCTTCATACCATAAGTAGCATATTCTTCTTTTGGTTTCTTTTGATGATATTCTTTCATCGCATTAATAAAATTAGGTGAGTGGTTAGTTTTTCCACCTTCTCCACCAGAAGTCATATTGTATTTGGGGTTTAAATTTTCTATCCAAAATATTTCTCTTTCATCTAATTTTTCTTCTGGTATTTGAGTTTCTACTTCTTCTATGGTAAAATTAGAGCAACCATATTTTCTTATTGCTTTGTGGAGGTATGTTTGTGAGTTATATGAAGAGTTGTAAAAATGCTCTTGTAATCTAACTTCTTTTGGTTTGGTTGTTTTTCCAATATAAAAATTACCATTCACTTTATTGACTATCTTGTATATAAGCATAGTTGAAAAGTATCGTCCCTTGATTATTTATACGATGAACACAGACAGAACTGACTTTATCTGGACAGAACGATATCGCCCAAAGACAATTGAAGACTGCATCCTTCCTGAAAATATCAAGAAGACTTTTCAGGATTTTCTAAATAAAGGTGAAATTCCAAATATGCTTCTTGCTGGTCCTCCAGGAATTGGCAAGACTACAGTAGCAAAAGCACTCTGTAATGAATTGGGGGTAGATGTTTATGTCATCAATGGATCCGACGAAGGTAGATTCCTCGATACTGTCCGAAACAATGCGAAAAACTTCGCTTCGACCGTTTCGCTTTCGTCAGATGCTAAACACAAAGTCGTCATCATTGATGAGGCAGATAACACAGGGAACGATGTACAACTCCTCCTACGGGCGTTTATTGAGGAGTTTGCTGGTAACTGCCGATTCATCTTCACTTGCAACTATAAAAACAAAATCCTTGAACCTCTCCACTCCCGATGTGCCGTCATCGACTTTGGAATTAAAGGAAAAGAAAAACTCAAATTGGCAGGATCCTTCTTCAAGCGTCTACAAGACATCTTGGATGCGGAAGGTGTACAATACGATCCTAAAGTTCTTGCCGAACTGATTAATAAGCACTTTCCCGATTGGCGGAGAGTTCTTAATGAGTGTCAAAGATACTCTGTTGGTGGAAAAATTGATTCTGGAATTCTTGCATCTTTCTCTGATGTATCTGTAAATGAACTTGTTAAAAATCTCAAGGATAAAAACTTTACTGAAGTCCGAAAGTGGGTGGTCAGCAACTTGGACAACGATGCTTCTCATCTACTTCGTAGGGTTTATGACGCCTGTTATGATTGCCTTTCACCCGCAACTATTCCTGCTGCCGTTCTTATTATTGCTAAGTATCAATACCAATGTGCGTTCGTGGCTGACCAAGAAATAAATCTTCTTGCTGCTCTTACTGAATTGATGGTGGAGGTTGAGTTCAAATGAATCCTTTTAAAATTAATAAATGGGACTTATATGATATTCCAGTAAAAACAACTCCAGAAAATGTAAAGGAAGCAAATGAGGGATTATATCGTGCTACAATGAATTTACCTGCTGCCGCAAAGCATTGTGGTATGACGCAGAAAGAAATGAAACTTACTTTTAGAGAATATTTGAAGTATCATCCTATTAATTATGTGAACAATGATTGATTTTTCTACATTAAATCTTAAAAAACTATCCAACTTTCTTTCCACTCTTTCTGGCAATACAGATTCCACTGAGTATTTTGAATTGGGTAAAGTGATTGAATATGCATATCAAGAATATAGTTATGGACAATTAAAAAGAGTTAATTTAGTTGGTAAAGATCTGGTCGATCTCAAAGGTAAAACCTATGAGAGTAAAAAGATTTGCTTTAAAAATAAAAGTGAACGTGCAGTTCGTGGTGTAATTGTTATGAATGCTCGCAGTGCGCCAGATCTTTCTCGTTTTAATTCTGCAGATTATTATATTTTTACAGATCCAGATAAACTTAAAGCATGTTGTGTTCCTGGATCAATGCTGTATAATATTAAAATATCTGGAACTACTATCACTGCATCTTGTGATCCAGAACCAAAACATTTTTTCTTGGATGGTGGTCCTTCATTGAACGAAAACTTTTTCAATAAAAAAGTCGATTTTTATCTTGATTATATTAGGAGCATACCAGAATGAAATCTTTGAAAACTCCCCTTCGTTATCCGGGCGGTAAGTCCCGTGCTTGTGAGAAGATGGGACCTTATTTCCCCGACCTTCGCAACTATGATCAGTTCCGTGAATCATTTCTTGGTGGAGGAAGTGTTGCGATTTATATCACCAAAAAATATCCCAACCTAGATATTTGGGTAAATGACTTATACGAACCTCTTGTAAACTTCTGGCAACAACTTCAGATGTTTGGAAATGATTTAAAAAACGAACTGGTTGATTGTAAAACTGCTTACAATACTCCAGATTTGGCAAAAGAATTGTTTCTCAAGTCAAAGGAGCATATCAATGACAAAAATTTGTCAAGCATTGATCGTGCTGTGGCTTTCTATATTGTCAATAAGTGTTCTTTCAGTGGTCTCACAGAGAGTTCTTCATTTTCACAACAGGCATCCGTCTCCAACTTCTCAATGCGTGGGATTGAAAAGTTGCCTGAATATTCTGCGTTAATTAAAAATTGGCGTATAACTAATTATTCCTACGACTATTTGTTGGATGGAAATATGGGTGCCTTTGTGTATCTCGATCCTCCTTATGATATTAAGGATAATCTCTATGGGCGTAAGGGATCAATGCACAAAGGATTTGATCACGATAAGTTTGCTGCTGATTGTGATGCTAATAATATGGACCAGTTAATCAGTTATAATTCGGATCAACTGGTAAAAGATAGGTTTAAGAATTGGAACGCTGCTGAATTTGATCTGACTTACACAATGCGTTCTGTTGGCGAATATATGCGCGAACAAAAACAACGTAAAGAACTTCTGCTTTTTAATTATGGAATTGAAGGACTGGTTAAACTCGATCAATCAGACGAAGGAACACCTGATTGACAAAGACCCTTCACTTGAGAAGGAATATGCACCTTATATTGTCAATCGTTGTCTCTCTGGGCACATTGATTGTATTATGTTTGCGAATGAAATGAATCAGTATCATTTCCTCCCAAAAAAGATGCAATATGACTTTTTTATAAATAGTCTGAGGAAAAAGAAGAGATATTCTCCCTGGCTCCGTCAAGATAAAATCAAAGACCTTGATTATGTCAAACGTTATTATGGTTATAGTAATGAAAAGGCAAAACAAGCTTTGAGGATTCTTACAAAAGAACAACTTAATTTTATAAAATCGAAATTTGAAACTGGAGGAACAAAATGAGTGTCGTTCAAGAACCTGAAGTGAAGTGGACGCCCGATCAAATGGTGGAAGTGATTCTTAACGAACCTGACGATTTTTTGAAGGTTCGTGAGACTTTGACCCGTATCGGAGTTGCTTCAAGAAAGGAAAAGAAAATCTATCAGTCTTGTCATATTCTGCACAAGCAAGGTAGATATTATCTCGTTCATTTTAAGGAATTGTTTGCTCTTGACGGCAAACATGCAAACCTTACTGTGAATGATGTTCAGCGTCGCAATCGTATTGCCCAACTTCTTGCTGATTGGGGATTAATTACTATTGTCGATCTTACCAAAATTCAAGACATTGCCCCCTTGAACCAAATTAAGGTTCTTGCTTACAAAGATAAGGGTGATTGGATTCTTGAAACCAAGTACAATATTGGTTCTAAAAAGAAAAAGGTAGAGGATGCCGAATAAAAAAGAGCGGGTTTTACACCCGCCTTTTTTGTAAGAAGTGTTATAATTATATGCGGATGCCGAAAGGGTCCACAAAACACAAACTCGCTTTTAAAGGAGCTACTATAATGACTAACCTTGCAACATCACGGTTTACTGCGTCTGATCTTCCTGCTTTGATGGAAAGAATCACTCGCAATAGTATTGGAATGGATGAATATTTTGATAGACTATTTAATCTTCACGAAACTACAACGAACTATCCTCCATATAACCTAATCCAAATAAATAATGTCGAATCCCATCTGGAACTCGCATTAGCAGGATTCAAGAAAGGAGAGGTCAATGTTTTCACAGAGTATGGAAAACTTTTTGTCGAAGGGCAAAAAGCAGATGCCGAATCGGATAGGACGTTTATCCACAAGGGAGTGGCTAGCAGAAGTTTTAAACGAGCGTGGACTTTATCCGACGACACAGAAGT